TCCAGAGGCTATTCCCTTGGAAATTTTATATATAAGTTTACTCTCAGGAAGTACAATGTTCTTATATAACATAGAACAGCAACACCATAAAAAGTATCTATCATATATCTCACCGTCTGGATAACATGATCTAATTAGTCCGAAGGCAGTAACAATCAACTCCTTATAGCAGTGGTTATCGAACTGAGACCAATCAGCATCGATAACACCAAATTCCTTAGTTTCCTTAATGTCATCATGAAACTCATGAAACTTTCGATCCTCCATCGATCTACCAATCATAATTGAACCACTTCTCAATCTAGATAAACGGTTAGTGAAAGGCTGTAAAGCGCAATTACCAATAAGTTTAACAATATCCTCACACATTAAAACAAGTCTAGTACGAGTATTCTTATTGGTTGAGAGATCAATTCTCTTCTCTCTACCAGCAACAGCCCATAAAGAATTATCTGGTAAGAATTTATCTACAATACATTGTTTAAATACTTTTTGTGCAATATTCTTCGTAAACTTAGTCGACTTATTCATAGTACGTCCGAACAATTTAGACGTCATAATTCCAGAATAGGCTTTTGGGTTAATTCGAACATTATTGATATTTTTAGCCGAGAAGTGTCCCATCTTGGGTAAGTGTAGATCAATATCACCTCTAACCTTAACGCTATCGATTAGTTCAGCATATGTAAACTTACTTTTTGGCTCAGATGACATAATTGTCAAATTTTCATGGTTATATTGCCAAGACCCAGGATAGGTTGCTTTAATCCCGCAATACTTAATGATATCTGGGCGAGTAGATATAAAGCTACCGAAACGTGAATCATTATGAACAATTTTCCCATTATATCTAGGGATACTTCCATTAAATTTACCAATTAACCTAGAGTTCTTTCCCACGGGAATAGGGAGATAATCCCTAATAGCATCATTAATACGTCCTTTGTTACCAAATTTAATTTTACTAGTATCAATAGTGGTTGAATCGACCTTAACATCATAATCTTTAACGTACGTTTTCATCTTAGTTAAAGAGAGTATAGTTCTATCCTTCCACACGACACTTGGTCTTAAACCAGGTTTACTTTTTAGAAGATTAATGAACTCACTAGGGTTATTAATTACATATGAACCAGACAGTTTTTCAAGCTTAGGGTTAAACTTTGATTTCATGATCTCAGATTGATCAAGTTTATTAAATAAGTCAATAAAGCGCGTAACACCGCTGACTAATTCAGACGACGTTACTTTTCCTTAGAGGAAATAAAATCACGGAGTTTAAATGTATCCTGTTTCTTATAATATTCCTTACAAAGTAAAGTTTTGAACTGCTTTAATTGTTCGGCTTCATATTTCGACTTAGGCGACATTTCATTATTAACAGAGGTTGAATCTAACTTTAACCCTTTAAATATAATATTATCGGGTAAATCCTCAAAGGATAAAGAAGCAATCTCAATAATAGGGTCGACAGTTAATTTAGAAAATGCAATATCAAATTCCTTATTAATCTTTTCACACGCAGATCGATACTTATTTGACTCATCATTTAATGCTTTGCTTTTCTCACTCCTAGTTTGTAAAATTAGTAAGTAAGTTTCTTGGAACTTAATCCAATCTTTGGCTGAATTACCAGCCTCAATAAACCAGTCGGGAGCGACTGACTCATTAGCAAATTCATTA